GCAGATGACAGCTAAGGCAAAGAACAAAGGTGGGCGGCCAAAGGTTGAGATCAACTGGGAGCAGGTGCAGACTATGTGTCGCATACACTGCACTGGTGAGGAAGTTGCGGCTATTTTAGACATTGATTACAAGACTCTTGTTAGAGCCTGCAAGCGAGAATTTGGGGTAGGTTTTGGGGGGTATTATAAAAAGGCCAGTTTGGCAGGCAATACTTCTCTTAGGCGGTTTCAATGGAAAATCGCGGAAGCTGGCAGCGTCCCTATGAATATATGGCTAGGTAAGCAATACTTGGGACAAGAGGATAAGCCGGGCGATAGTGGAGGCAATGAACGTGATGCNAAGTTCTTGGCTGATTTATTGAATGGATTAAATAAGTAATGAATATTTGGTCGCAAGCTGTAGAGCAGAACTATTACCCATTGAAGCCAGTACCGGAACAAATGCGCCTTATTTCCGAGCAGAAGCGTTTCAAAGTCGTTCCTGCTGGCCGTAGATCGGGCAAGACTGAGCGCTTTAAGCGGTACTTAGCCCAGTATGCTGCTAATAACCCTGGTATGTACTTCGCCGGTGCGCCCACATTTAACCAAGCCAAGAAGATATTCTGGAAGGATTTAAAAAACCTAACCTTCTCATTCTCACATAGCAAAAAGCCGAGCGAGTCTGATTTACAAATATACCTCCCCAACGGATCAGAGATACATATTATCGGTTTTGATAAGCCTGCGCGATTTGAGGGCACACCATGGTCAGGCGGTGGCCTCGATGAATTTGGCAACTTTAAGGCCGGTGCCTGGCCTGAGAATATTCAGCCGGCATTGAGTACCGAAGACCCAAGGAGACCCGGTTACAAGCCGTGGTGTTGGGTGTTTGGTGTACCGGAAGGGCTTAACGATTACTACGACTTAGCCGAGTATGCCAAATCAGGCCAAGATGATGACTGGGGATATTACCACTGGCCATCATCTGAGGTGTTATCTGCAAAGGCCATTGAAGATGCCAAACGCCAGTTATCGCCGCGTCAATTTAGGCAGGAATATGAAGCGAGCTTTGAAACGGCTGCAGGGCGTATTTATGAGGACTACTCAANNGATAACCANACANCNGANNCNATNNAGCCCNATGAGCAAATCATGTGGTGCCATGACCAGAACTATACCCCTTTATCAAGTGCTATTTGTGTCAGGCATCAGATCGAAGGCAAGGACGGGCGCAAGCGTGACGGTATATTTATTCTTGATGAAATTATTTTAACAAGCGCCGTTAGTGAGCAATCAGCTTTGGAGTTTGTCGAGCGTTACAAAGACCACCAGAACAAGAATATTTTAATTTACGGTGACCCAGCAGGCAGAGCAGGCGAGAAGCACGGCCAGCAATCAGCCTATAAGGCCATAGAGGCGGTATTAACCACCCACAATTGGAAGTTTACCCGCAAGGTGAAGAACAAAGCACCGGCGATAAAAGACCGCCAGAACGCAGTCAGGGCCAAGATCAAGAATGCGGCAGGGGAAGTATCGCTATTTGTACACCCGACCAAAGCGCCATATTCCCACAAAGGTTTAGCCACGACACAGCTAAAAGAGGGTTCGTCATTTCTTGAGGATGATCGGGATAAATACCAACACATTACAACAGCCATTGGTTACATGATCGACTATGAATGGTCAGTGGCTAACCAGGGCATAAAGACCAGCAAGGTCATAGGATTTTAGATATGGGCATAGATAACACACACCCGCATTACAATTTAAGAGCGCCGCAATGGGCAAGGTGCCGCAACACATACGATGGGCAAGACGCGGTAAAGGCGGCTGGCGAAACCTATCTGCCAAAACTGGGCGGTCAGGATGATGACGACTATGAGGCTTACGCCAAACGCGCCCTATTTTTTGGCGCAGTTGAGCGCACTATAGCCGGTCTGGTTGGTGCGGTAATGCGAAAGGCGCCAGTGATTGAAGCGCCGGAAAAACTGGAAGCGCTGTTTACTGATATTACCGGCACAGGTATGTCGTTAAATGAGTTTATCTCTTGGGCGCTGTCTGAGCAGCTACTACAGGGCCGGATTGGTATATTGCCAGATTGGGACAACGAGGCAGACAGGCCGGTTTTATCAAACTACGCCACGGAGAAGGTGATTAATTGGCATTTTGCCGATGATAAGCAATGGGTTATTTTGCAGGAAGCCTATTCAGAGATTGACCCTGAAGATGAATATAATGTGGTCGAGGCTATTCAATACCGTAAGCTGTTACTTGATGGTAGTTATCAGCAGGTGATATATCGTAAAACAGACAAGAACGGTGAATTTACAGTATATGACACCATTACGCCTAGCAGAAAGGGNGNTGGCACTTGATGCCATCCCTCTGATAGTGACCAATACCAACGGCATGGGCTATACGTCTAGCGAACCGCCNCTGTTAAACCTGGCTGATGTCAACCTGTCACATTATCGCACCAGTGCTGATCTGGAGCATGGCCGCCACTGGACAGCATTACCAACACCATGGGTGTCAGGTGTTGATTCTGCAATAAAGATGGCTATCGGTAGTGGTGCGGTTTGGTGCTTACCGGATCACGGTAAGGCGGGTTACTTGGAATTTACAGGCCAAGGCTTGCAGGCTTTAGAGAAGGGCATGGACGAAAAATCGGGCATGATGGCCAAGCTCGGAGCGCAGCTATTGGAAGCGCGAAAGTCTGGCGTAGAGGCGGCTGACTCTGTGCGCTTGCGTCAAAATGCAGAGGCTTCTGTGTTGCAGAGTTCGGTTACGATTACGGAAACGGCGATCAATAACGCGTTAAATGCCATGTCAGAATGGGCTGGCTGGGGTGAGGTAAGCGTTAAATTAAATAATGATTTTGTTGATAGCACCCTAAACCCGCAGGATTTGAAAGAATTGCTTGCTGCTTGGCAAACCGGCGGCATTAGTCAAAATACATTCTTGTATCAAATGCAACGGGGCGAGATGTTGCCGCCGGAAGTTAGCATAGAGGACGAAAAAGCGCTAATTGCAGCAGAGGGGCCAAATGTCGATTAGTGACAAACTGCTAGACCTACTCACCGGTTATGATGTTGATCTGGTGAGGGTTGAGGCCTATCTGCAAAAAGGCATAACAAAGGATATTAAGGCGTTGGAAAAGAGCCTGATCGCGTTGCTCAAGGGCAATGAACTGGATTACACGGATAGTCAGCGTCTGCGCAAAGCACTGGGACAGCAGTTGATCAATGATGCCAAAACAGAAATAGTTATTGCATACGGTCAGATAAACGAAACCCACCAGATCAGCTTAACCGATGTGGCTAAGTTGGGTGAAAAGCAGATTATAGAGGCCTTAAATAAGGTGCTGAAGGTTGATTTAATTACTACCACCATTAGCGCACAGTCATTATCGAGCATTGCTAAAAACACCTTAATCATGGGAGCGCCTAGCAAAGCATGGTGGTTACGTCAGTCAAAAGGACTGCAAAACCAATTTACTGACCTGATCCGCCAAAGCATGGTGCAGGGATTAACTACCCCGCAGATCGTGCAACTGGTGCGCGGTAGTAAAGCAGCAGGCTACAAGGATGGCATTATGTCGGCGAAATATAGAAATGCCGAAGCACTGGTCAGGTCAAGTGTGCAAACGGTCGCCAATGCTGGCAGGCTCAAAGCGTATCAGGCCAACGATGATATTGTTAAGGGTATCGAGTGGGTGTCTACCTTGGACAATCGCACAAGCACAACATGCATGGCCCTTGATGGCAAGCAATGGACGGTTCATTTAAAACCCATAGGTCATAATAAAGTATTCCCCGGAGCCACGGCCCATTGGAATTGTCGCAGTAGTCAGATTAGTGTACTAAAAAGTTGGGATGAACTGGGAGCAAAAAGACGTTTTAGTGAGGTGCCTGAATCCACAAGGGCAAGTATGGATGGCCAAGTCAGTGCCAAGAAAAACTATGAGGACTGGTTAAAGGGTAAGCCCGAATCCTTCCAGAAGGAAGTGCTAGGCGAGGGTAAATGGAATCTTTGGAAAAACGGCAAGTTAGGTTTTACGGATTTAGTCGATCAGTCTGGCAATCCATTGCCATTGTCGGCGTTAGTCAATTAACTGGAGAGAGTAATGAGCATGCTTAAAGCAAAACTTGAGAACTTAGATGGGTTAGATGAAGCCCTAAAACCACTATATACCGAGCGTGACGGTGCTTACCATTTGGCTGTAGAGGGCTTGGTGGATAAGTCTAAACTGGACGAATTTCGCACGACTAACACCAAGCTAAAATCCGACCTCGAGCAGCTTACGGATAAATACGGTCAGGTTGATCTTAGTCGTTACGCTGAATTGGTTCAGGCTGATCAGGATAACAAAGACAAGAAACTGATAGAAGCTGGCAAGGTTGATGAATTGCTGGAAGAACGAACCAAGCGTATGCGCGAGGAATACGACAAGAAAGTTCAAGGGTTGGAATCTCAGAATGCAACTCATGTCCGTCAGCTTGAGGGGTTAATTATTGATAATTCTGTTAGAGCGGCNGCTACTCAGTCGGGCGTACAGCCAACGGCGGTGGATGATGTGCTATTACGCGCCAGAAGTGTTTATAGTTTGCAAGATGGCAAAGCCACACCTAAAGATGCTAAGGGGGAGGTTATTTATGGCAAGGACGGTTCTAGCCCCATGGCGATTGATGAATGGGTAAAAGGGCTTGAGGAGACAGCAGGTCATCTGTTCGTTAAATCCAGCGGTGGCGGCCCTAAAAATCAGGGCGGTACGCCGTCAGATGGCAAGAATTTATCCCCACTTGAGAAAGTGTCCCAAGGCTTGCGGGCTAATGCTTGACATTGTTAAATAAATACTGTATTAATAGCAAATAACTTAAGTAAATGCTTAAGTAAAGTAGTAGGCGTGGCCGGGGGTCGTGCTAAATCCTTCATGTAACCGGGGGTTATGTGCAAAGGTGAATTTTTATTAATTCGCCCAGCATATAACAGTCTGGGCGCAAAAAAAGGATTAGCAATATGGCTTCCGTAACGCTGGCTGAATCAGCCAAACTCTCACAAGATATGCTGGTCGCTGGTATTATTGAAAATATCATCACAGTAAACCCTTTCTATGACATTCTGCCCTTTCAAAATATAGAAGGTAACTCACTAGCCTATAATCGGGAAAATGCGCTCGGTGCGGCTGGCTGGGCCACCGTTGGCACGGATATTTCCGGTAGTGGTTATAAAGCTGCCGCCACATTTACGCAAGTCACCTCAAGTCTGACCAAGTTAATTGGTGATGCCGAGGTCGATGGGCTTATCCAAGCCACTCGTTCCAATATTACCGATCAGAAAGCTGCTCAGATTGCTTCCAAAGCGAAATCAATAGGCCGCCAATATGCGGATAAAATGATTAATGGGACGGGCAGTTCTAATGAGGTCGATGGCCTGTTAAATCTGGCCTCTGCTGGTCAGACCGTCGATGCTGGGACAAATGGCGCGGCATTGTCATTCGCGTTGCTGGATGAGTTGATTGACTCGGTTGTGGATAAGGATGGCCAGGTTGATTACTTGATGATGAATGCCCGAACCTTGCGCTCATTAAAAACATTACTACGCGGCTTAGGTGGTGCAAGCATTGCTGAAACGCTAGAGCTACCTTCTGGCCGTAAAGTTTTGGATTATGAGGGTATTCCTGTATTCCGAAATGATTATATTCCTGTTGATCAATCGCAGGGGACTTCTTCCACTTGTACCACTATTCTTGCTGGCACTTTGGATGATGGTTCTATGCAGCATGGTATAGCTGGCCTCACAGCAAGGAACAATGCTGGCATTAACATTGAGGAAGTAGGTGTAGCTGAAGGCAAAGACGAAACCATAACCCGTGTGAAATTTTATAACGGGCTGGCGCTCTTTTCTGACAAGGGCCTCTCAATCCTAAAAGGCATTAACAACTAACATACGCCCAAGGGTGGGAATGAGGGTTTACTATGTCGTTTTTTGTATTGAAAGGGCCAAATAAGGGCAAGGATATAACATTGCTGGACATTGAATTTAGCAAAGGCGTGGCTGAGTTGTCGGATGAAACGGCAGACAAGGTGGAAAACATGCTGACCAAATTCTATTCCTGTGTGCGGCACGAATCCTTGCCCAAAAACAAGGCGAAAAAATGACCATTGACGCAACCGCAGGCGGTAGCAGCAGCGATAGCTATTGCACCCTTGCAGAGGCAGACACCTACCACGAGGGCGTGTTTCATAAAGATGGCTGGGATGTAGATGATGTGGACAAGGAAGTCGCATTAATACAAGCCACGGCCATTTTAGATATGCGCTATACCTGGGCAGGGAAAAAGAAAACCGATACGCAGGCATTGCGTTGGCCCCGCACGGGTGTGGCTGATCTCGATGGTTACGCTTTGGATAGTGATGTTATACCCAAGGCTTTAAAAAACGCTACAGCAGAGTTCGCCCGTTATCTGATTAGCAATGATCCGTCAGTGGTAGCAGGCAAGGGTATATCGAGTGTTGAGGGCATTGTGTTTGATAAGGCCGATAAGGCCGATCAGATCCCGGATAACGTCAAGAGCATGCTGGCAGGGTTGGGTTCATTAGTTGGGCAGAATCCCAGTAGTAGTGTGCAATCTGTTGGTTTAATGAGGGCGTAATGAGTCTTGCTGCAAACATCAGGAAATCCGTTGCTGCAGCTATGGATGGCATAGGAGATGTTAAGGAGCAGGTGGAGTATGTCGAAAATGGCGCGGCCACTTACGACCCCACAACGGGGACTTATACACAAGCGGCTAGTACTCATGTGATCAGGGCGATGGTCNATACATTTGGTCGGGCCTCACTAGCAAGACAAAGTGCCAATGAGACGCGGAGTGAACATTCCGGCGAATTATCGGTATTGATAAGTGCTAAGGGGTTAAAGTTTACCCCAGACACCGGTGGCGAGATCATTCGTAAAAGTGAGCGATACAAGGTATCCGAAGTCATTTTTGGTTTGGCCGGGTCAAGTTACCGACTAATCGTGGAGCGCAAGGGATGAGTTTTGATGTTGATTTAAGCCGTTTTACTAAGGATATGGGCCTGGAATTGGACACAGTAGTGCGAAAGGTGGCGCTAGATGCCCATAACCGCGTGACACAGAAAACGCCAGTGGACAAGGGTAGAGCTAAAGCCAACTGGAATGTGGGTACTGGTGCAGTTGATTACACAACATCTGAAAGCACCACAATCCAGCGACCAACATTAAACAAGGGTGATGGTAAGCGGCCTGTGTATATCACCAACAACCTGCCTTATATCCATAAATTGGAGCAAGGCAGCAGTAAACAGGCTCCTAGTGGCATGGTGGCTGTGACTATGATGGAGTTGCAACGGGTTATTAGTCGTGTCGTTCGCCACTGAACGAGCGGCCATTGAAGGGCGACTGGCTAGCAACTGGACGACCACGGACATTGCCTATGTCAATGTGCCCTTTGCCCCGGACAATGCCGCGCCATGGGTGCGGTTGAACATTCTAAACGGCGAGTCAGGGCCAAGGAATGTCAATGACGGAAAGCGCCATTTAGGCGTGATTGTATTACAAATTTTCGTGCCACAGAACACCGGCACAGCAACGGCCAGAACCTACGCAGATAGTCTGGCAACGATTTTTGAAGATGCCCAATTTAGCGGCATCTTATGCGGTGTGGCCAGTATTGAAACCATTGGCAATACCGGAACCTGGTATCAGATAAATGTAACCGTGGGTTATTGGAGGGACGAGAATTGAAACTTTATCCACCGGGCGGCGGTGTCCCCGTTGACCACCATATCACTAATATTGAATTTTTGTTAAGCCAAGGCTGGACAAAGGAAAAACCCAAGGCTGAAAAGCCTAAAAAAAATGAGGTGAATCAAAATGGCTAGTTATTCTGGAAGAGGCGGCATTATAAAAGTTGGAACCGCAGTTGTGGCTGAAGTCGAGGACTGGACACTAGAGACCAGCGTAGCCATACGCTTTATCACCTCTTGCGGTGATGAGTCTGTAAAAAGGGCCGCCGATGGCTTGAAAGACTCCAAAGGCGGCTTAAGTGCCAGGTTCGATGATACGGACACCAACGGCCAGCAAGCGCTATTAGAGGGAGCTAGCCCCACACTGAAACTTTACCCGGCGGGTGATAGTAGTGGGCGTCAGTTTATTACAGTGCCAGCGGTTATTCCTTCTAATGATATCGCATCTGGCATTAATAGTGAAAGCACGACAGTCAATATCACGTTTGAGGGCAATGGCGATATAACACGAGGCACAGTCTAATGAGCGCCATAGAAAAGGTTACAGCCCATTATGACAGACTGGGCACCATTAAAACCTATGTGCCCGAATGGGATGAGACCATNTATAACCAGCCTATCACGCTACACAATCGCTCNCGTATAGCCAAGGCCACAGGCGATTCCGATACGGATTTTGCTATCCGNGCNTTGNTTGANNTGGCNTGNGANAAGGATGGNAACAAGCTGTATAGCATTGAAGATTTGCAGGCATTACGGACAAAAGCCGATGCCAAGGTCATAGAGCGGGTGGTTGTGGAAATGACCAAAACCCCAAGCATTGAGGAACAAAAGGGAAACTAAAGGCCGATCCCCTGCTGTTGAATATGTACGCACTTGCGGATCGGTTACACCAGCCATTGTCTGTTATTGAGGCAATGAGTATGGATGAATTTAACGGCTGGCTAGCGTTTTGTCAATTAAGAGATCAGGAAAATGGCACTGGATAGACTCGCAGTTTTAGGCATCAAAGTTGACCCAAGGGGCGCTGTCTCCGGGTCAAATGTTGCCAAGCGTTCTATTATGGGCATTGGTGGTGCGGCGAGTAAAGCCAAGTCTGCTGTGTTCTCTTTACAGGGCGCTTTAATCGGCTTGGGTGCCGGTGCCGTTTCCAAATCCATTATCACCACGGCTGCCGAAGTGGAAAGCCTTGGCGTGAGGTTAAAATTCCTTACCGGATCAGCCGAAGATGGCGCCAAAGCACTGGAAGACATGATCGAATATGCTTCCAAGGTGCCCTTTACCTTGCAAGATATTCAAATGGCCGCACCATCGCTGTTGGTTGTTGCTGATAATGTCAATGAGCTAAATGATCTATTAACCATTACCGGCGATTTAGCGGCAGTCTCTGGCCTGTCCTTTGCTGAAACAGGTATGCAGTTGCAGCGTGCCATGGCTGGCGGTATTGCCTCGGCGGATTTATTCCGTGAGCGGGGCATATCCGCATTTTTAGGATTTGAAGCCGGTGTCTCCTACTCAGGCGAAAGAACCAAGCGCATGATAAAAGACATGTGGCGTGATGGCACGACCACAGCGGCGGGGGCAACGTTAGAACTGGCCGATACATTCCAAGGTCAGGTGTCCATGATGCAGGATGCCTGGTTTAAAATGAAGTTGGCTATTGCTGATACGGGTGTTTTTGAAGAAGCCAGCAAAGTCATTGTCGGCATTACCGAGGGTTTAAGTGATCCTTCCTTTAAGTCAGGTGTGGAGGCGTTTTCGGAAAATCTGCTAAGTCTCTTCCGTTTCTCTGTTGACCATAAAGACGAATTATTAGCCGTGGGCGGTGTGTTTCTTGGCGGTAAAATTGGGGGCGTTTTAGGTAAAAAAGGTGCAGCACTGGGCGCGGCTGCTGGTGGTATTTTGGCGTATCAAGACAGCTTGGCGGAATTGCTGGGGGTGTCTACGCCTGCTGGCTCGCTTGATTCTTTGGCGGCTATAGATGCGGCTATGGCAAAGGTCAGCGATAGAATTGACGGCCTATACGATTTAAGAAATAATGGCAAAATATCCCTCCGCAGCATGAATATTCAGTTGGAGGGATTAACGGCTCACTGGGAACAGTTATCACAGGCAAGGGAAAAATATTTGTCAGGAATAACCGTTATAGAAGTAACATCCGGTGCGAAGCAGGATCGAGGATTAAACGATATAACCGAAAGTCTGGCGGCCTTAAATAAAGAAGCCAGTTTACTTGACTCGTCTTTTGAAAGCCTGCAAGCCCTGGGCGATGAAGCCGCATTTCAAGAGTACCTAACCAATTTGCAAGCCGTGGCCGACCAGGTATCGGCTATCCGCGAGGCCAACCACCAGGCCGCTATGGCCGTTAAATCCGACTGGCAAATGGCAGGGGAGGCCATAGGCGAAGCATTTAATAATGTCAAAGATAGCGTGGCCGATACCCTAACTGAAGCCTTAATGGGAACCCAGTCATGGGGCAATGCCATGCGCTCGATTTTACGCGACATACAGCGCCAGTTTATCCGTAACACCATCGTTAATCCTTTTGTAAATGCCATATCTACTGCTTTACCCTCACCCTTTGCTGGCGCCCGCGCCAATGGTGGCCCCGTATCATCTGGCAGCACCTATCTGGTAGGCGAAAGAGGGCCA